CTACTTACGAAAGAATACTAAAGATTGATTCAGGAGGTAAGGATTCAACTACGGGAACAGATAAAGACCCTAAAGACAAGGTTTCTAATACTTTTGAAGGAAAAGTTGTTGATTTTACTTCTGAGAACAAGAAAATATTTCAGAAAAACGCTAAACAACTTCAAGATTCAGAAGAAGTTAAGTTAAGAATATTGCAAAAAGCAGAAAGAGAAGAGTTGCAGATGAAAAGAAACGCTTGGTCAAAGAAAGAGGCACTTAGACTTTCTAAGTTTAAGAAAAAACAACAGGCTATAGTTGATGATGAGACTCAGAGTGATAAAACAAGAGAAGATGCGGCACAATCTATTATAGACGCACAAGCTTCGTTTGATAACGCAGAAATAGAAAGTAAAATTGCTCACTACGCTACTCTTGAAGAAATGGAGAAGACTCATGGAGATGAAATGAGAATACTACAAAAGAGTGACGCACAAAAAAAGATGGATCTTCTTAGCAAACTTGATGATCAAGAGAAAGAACTATCTGAATATAAGCAGACTTGGGCAGGATTAGTAAGGGTTGAAGATAAGGAAGCAAAAATAAAGGATTCAGAGGAGGAGATAGATCGTTTAGCCAATTTGCAGAGTATGGAGAAAAAAAATAGTCTTGCGTGGTTAATGTTTCAGAGAAGAATAAACGAAGAAGAGATTAAAATAAAGAAAACGCAAGAACAAATAGATAAAGAGGTTACTGAAGCTAAAATATTCATGATAAACTCTGTAATGAATGCAACTACATCTCTATTTGCAACCATGAAGAATAACTCTGAAAAAGGATCCAAAGAAGAGAAGAAATTTGCTATGTTAGAGATATATGCAGGTGCTGCCAAAGGATTAATGAATGGTGTTCTTATTGCAGGAGAAGCTGCTAAACAAGGAGGTCCTGCTGCACCTTTCATATACGCAGGTGTGTTAGCATCTCAATTTGCATCTATATATGGTGCAGTTACACAAGCTAAAAACGTATTAAATGGTGGTAGTCCTGCAGGTGGAGGAACTAAAGCAGAAACACCTGAATTTGCTCCTAATTTCAATGTTGTTGGTAATAGTAATCAAAACCAATTAGCTCAAAGTATACAGGATCAGACTAACGGACCTACAAGAGCTTATGTTGTATATGAAGACATTGCTGAAGCAGGTGCTACTTCAGAGCAGTCTATTGAAAGCTCAGGCATTTAAAACATAAGGTAAGAAAAATAGTATAATTATTATAAAACAAGAAACAATGGAAGAATTAGAAACGATTGAATTATTTATAGAAGACGAAGGAGATGGTGGTATATCTGCTATCTCATTTGTAGAGGCTCCTGCTATTGAAGAGAACTTTATTGCTCTTAATAGCCATAAAGTTGAAATGAAAACTATAGATAGCGACAAAAGATTAGTTATAGGATTAGCTTTGGTTCCAAATAAGCTAATTTACCGAATAAATAGAGGTTTTGAATACAATATAACCTTTAGCGAGCAAACAGTCCGTAAAGCGTCTGAAAAGTACCTTAAATCTCTTAAACTGCATAATACTACTGTAGATCATGAAACCGATATAGATGGAGTGTTTTTAACTGAGTCTTGGATAGTAGAAGATCCTAATCAAGATAAAACTGCTTTATATGGTCTTGATGCACCAAAAGGAGCATGGGCAGTAGCAATGAGAGTAGAGAATGATGACTTGTGGAATAAGATTAAGGATGGAGATTATTTAGGTTTCTCAATAGAGGGTATGTTTACAGAAAAAGAACAGTTTTCTAAGATAGAAATCGATGTAATGGAAGAAATAGAAGAATTACTAAACTTATATAACAATGAAAGCTAAACTATGTAAATGTAAGAACACTTACACAAACGAATACTGTCCTAATGATAATTGTCATTACCCTGAGTATAATGCTCAAGGTATTGGATCTTTAATAAACAACGTGGTATCTGCAGTAAACAATACGTCTTCAGAGCGTACAAATAGTAACGAAAGGTCGTAAATCAAAACACTTTATATGTAGAATAGTTATATTGTATATATAACAGTAATTTAAAGAAAATTATGAAGAACCCAAAAGAATTATTTGAATCTATAGTAAACTTATCTAAGAAAGCTCTTGGAGAAGATACTGTAAAGGAAGAAGTTGTTTTGAGTGAGGAAGTTGTAGAAGAGGAAGTAACATTAATGGAAGAAGAAACAAAGGAAGTCGTAAAAGAAGAGACTCCTATGGTTGAAGCTCCTGTTGTTGCACCTGTAGAACAACCTGCTGCAGTATCTAAAAGTGAATTTGACTCAGCTATTGCTGAAATCAAAGAAATGTACACTAAGGTATTGGAAAGCATCTCTCCAAGTCAACCTCTTGAAGTGCCTGAAGCTCTTTCTGAAGTAACTGAAAAAGTAGTTGAACAAGTTGAATTATCAACAGAAGAATCAACTGAAGAAGTTGTAGAAGAAAAAGTAGAAGTAGAGTTAAGTGAAGAAGTAGTTAATGATGAATTAGTACATGATCCTGAATCAGAAGTAACTCAAAAACAAACTATACTTTACTCACAAACAAGAAAAAAAACAACAGAAGATCACGTATTTAACCAACTATTTAATAATAAAAACTAATTATGCCAACAACAACTAATATCACAACAACTTATGCAGGAGAAAAGGCTATGCCATTTTTATCTGCTGCTTTGCTTCAGCCAACTACTATTCGTAATGGTGGTGTGACTGTTAAGCCAAACATCAAATTCAAACAAGTATTAAAGAAAGTAGCTATGAGCGACTTGATTAAAGATGGTACTTGTGATTTTACACCAACTGCAACTATCGACATTACAGAGAACACCTTGACTCCAAAAGAGTTTCAAGTAAATTACACTCTTTGTAAGCAAGATTTCCGTTCGGATTGGGATGCAATTTCTATGGGATTATCTGCACATGATAACTTACCTCCATCTTTAGCTGAATTCATTATCGGTAAAACTGTTGCTGAAGTAGCAACTGCTAACGAAACAATCATTTGGCAAGGTGCTGATGGTAACGAAGGTGAATTTGACGGATTTGAAGCTTTATTTACTGCTGATGCAACTGTAATCGATGTAGCAGGTATTCCTGCCGTTGCTGCAACTGTACAAGCTGAAATGAGAAAAGTAATCAACGCTATTCCTCAAGCTATTTACGGAAAAGAAGATTTAAACCTTTACGTATCAAGTGGTGTATGGAGAGCTTACATATCTTCTTTAGCACTTCAAGGTGGTGGAGATGGTTATTTAAATCAAGGTTCTAATCAAGGTTTTTCTAACTTAGTGTTCGAAGGAGTAAACATTTTTATGGCTGCAGGTTTAACCGCTAACAATATGGTAGCTGCTCAATCATCTAACTTATACTTTGGTACAGGTTTAATGAATGACATGAATGAAGTAACTGTACTTGATATGGCTACTCTTGATGGATCTCAAAATGTAAGATTTGTAGCACGTTATACTGCTGCAGTAGGTTATGCTTACGGAGCTGAGATTGTATACTACAAGAACTAAGACCAATTAATCAATGATAAGGGGAGTTAACGCTCCCCATTATCTAATTTAAAAACAATCAAAATACATTAATTATGCCATGTGAAAATATATCTTTGGGGAGATTAAAACCCTGTAAAGACTCAGTTGGTGGAATAAAGGCAGTATACTTCATTAATTACGAAGACATAACGGCTCTTACATTCTCTTCAACTGATACTGACGTAATCGAAACATTAGGTGCATCAGGATCTGAAGTTTCTGCTTACAAATATGATGTTCACTTTGCTTCTTCATTAACACAAAACATCCAAGCTTCTATGGAGAATGGAACTGTTGCTTATGAACAAGTACTTGAATTGTCAATGCCAAGATTATCTAAAGAAGATAATAAGGAAATCAAAATATTAGCTTACGGAAGTCCTCATGTAATTGTTGAAGACCAAAATAACAACCTATTCGTTGCAGGTTTAATCAACGGAATGGAAGTTACTGCAGGTACTGTAGTTACAGGTACTGCAATGTCTGATATGTCAGGATACACTCTTACCTTAACAGGTATGGAGAGACAACCTGCGAATTTCTGTGAAGGAAATTTTGCAACTCTATTCGTTACTGAAGTAGTAGGAGTTTAATATTATTTATTTATTTATACGAAAGGCTCCCCTCAAAGGGAGCTTTTCTTGTTTATAAGAAACAAATCTATAAGTTTTTAGTATTATAAGTATGAACATAATAAACCCAACTTTAAGTGCTAACGAGATAGCTATTCTACCAAGAAGCTATAACTCTTTAGTGAATCTTCAAGTTAAATTGAAGTACGAGGACTCTGATAGAGAGCTTACACCACTTGTGTCTAATGACGCAATCGTAGGTAATAATCTCGTTTTTAATATAGATGGCGTATACTTAGAAGGACAAAGATATACTCTTACTGTTAATCAAGATGGAAAAAACATATTCAGAGGCAAGATTTTAGTTACTGAGTTTGGACAAGATAATTACACAATAAATAATAATGAATTTGTTATCGATACAGATACGGATTCAGATTCAATACCTGTATATGAATAATAAAAACAATAAAAAAAGATCTAACATTTCTTTTGTAGAAATGGCTAACTACGAAAGACCTTTGGTTATAGAAAACCTTAGAGATGAATACGTTTCTTACGGATCAGATAACAATTATTATGGAGACATAATAGAAAGATATTTAGGTTCACCTACTAATGCTCGTTGTATTAATGGGATTAGCGATATGATATATGGAAAAGGATTAGATGCTATTGATAGAAATATCAACATAGATTCTTACATTGAAATGAAGAAACTGATTGATGAAGGAGAGTTAAGAAAGATTGTAGGAGATAGAAAGTTATTAGGTAGTGGAGCCATCAAAGTAGTGTACAATAAGAACAAGTCTAAGGTGATTGCTATAAAACATCACCCTATGGAGACTCTTAGAGCTGAAAAAACCACAGAAGGCGTTATAAAGGCTTATTACTATCATCCTGAGTGGAAGAATAAGAAAGAAGGAGATCAACCAAAAAGAATACCTACTTTTGGTAATGGTAGCGATAAACAACTAACTGAAGTATTTATAGTAAGACCTTATGTGTCAGGATTCTATTATTATTCACCATGTGATTACCAAGCTTCTTTACAGTACAGTAAATTAGAAGAGGAAGTGTCAAATTACCATATATCTAATATACAGAATGGTTTACAACCAAGCCTATTAGTTAATTTTAATAATGGGGTTCCATCTGAAACTATTCAATCTTCTATGGAGAGAAAGATAAAAGATAAGTTTGGTGGTAGCTCTAACGGAGGACGTTTCATTCTAAGTTTTAACGAAGATAAAGATACTGCAGCTTCTGTAGAACCAATACACTTACCTGATGCTCATGCTCAATATCAATTCTTAGCTGATGAAAGCAGAGAAAAGATAATGTTAGGGCATGGTATTGTTTCTCCAATCCTTTTAGGGATTAAAGACAATACAGGTTTCGGAAACAATGCAGAAGAGTTACGTACTGCATCTATCTTAATGGACAATATAGTTATCGCTCCATTCCAAGCTAATATAATTGCAGGTCTTAATAAGATCCTTGCATACAACAAGATATTCTTATCATTATACTTTGTTACTTTACAACCTATAGAGTTTGTAGAATTAGACAATATTGAAACGTCTGTAGTGAAAGAAGTAGAGACAGGAGAAAAGCTATCCAAGATGGATAACTTTAAATACAAAATTAACGAATTAATATCAAATTTCATATAATGGCTAAAGCACTATTTGCATCAACTACTTATGTCAAGAAAAAGAGTATAATCTCAGGTTCAGTAGATCCTGATAAAATGGTGCAGTTTATAGAGACTGCACAAGACATACATATTCAGAATTATTTAGGTACAGACTTATACAACAAGATACAAGCTTTAATCGTAGATGGAACTATTACTGAAGTTGGTAATGCACACTACAAGGACTTATTAGATGATTATATTAAGCCAATGTTAGCGTGGTACACACAAGCTGAGTTTATTCCATTTGCTGCATATACTTTAGGTGAAGCAGGACTATTTAAGCACAGGTCTGAGAATAGTGATGAGGTAAGAAGAGAAGATATTGCAGGTTTAGCCACAAGAGCTTTAGATAAAGCATCATTCTATTCAGAGAGAATGATTGCTTTCTTATGTCATGATAATAATTACAATTTGTTTCCTGAGTACGTTAATAGTGATTTTGACATGGATCCTGATAAGGACGTAGATAGTTACGGATGGTACTTAGGTTAAACTTTAATATATAGTGGGGTATGACAAAAAAGATTAACAAATATAAATTAAAACTAAGTTATTCAAGCAAATTAGAGAAGTTTGTTGACAAATTAGATAGTAATACTAAAAAAGACATAGAAAATGGGAATAACACTAACAGGTAAAAAGATAAAGGAGACTTACGAGGGATTGCTAAAACTTAGTGATAACAATCCTATAGAAATCTCATATAAAAAAGTTACAGATGGTTACGGAAATGAAACTGCTCTTGGTTTATCTGTAGACGGAGTTACCTGTGACAAGATATATAGTACGCAAACAATAGCACAAATAGATGCTGAACTTGACACAATAGTTCCTAACAAGAAATGGGTTTTAGATAATAACGCAACTCCTACTTCTTTTGTAAGCTTAACAGATACTTTCTCTTCTATGCCAAGTAGAGCTCATGGAATGCTTAGAGTAAATAGTTCAGGTACTGCTATAGAGTCAGTGCATTCTCATTATGATTTTGCTTGTGGAGATGAAACAAGTAATTTGTCAGTAGGAAATGTATCTAATATACAATTTCCTTACGCTATGGAGAGTTTTTTATATTCTGCGTTTACAGTAACTACTGCTCCTACAGGTACACCAATAGTAATAGATATGTTATTAAATGGAGTTTCTGTCTATAGTGGCTCTGCAAGACCTACTATAGATATAGGATCTACAAGTTCATTAAACGGATCTGTATACGCTTCCTTTGTTGGAGATACTTTTAATATTGCTCAAGGAGATGTATTATCAGTTAATGTCA